GATACTTCCCTTGCATTTCAAGTAACGTGCAAAGGTTTCCATTTCCTTTGACAGCTTAACAAACGGCCTGCCGTTCTGACAAAGCTGTCTGCCAAGCGCCATACCTGATTTCAACCAGGGATACTGCGCTTCAAGTGCCGGGTTGACTTGAATACCACGCCCATCATTGAAGTTTTTTGTAAAGAAGGTAGTATCAATAACTGAATCATCAACGGTTGACGCATCACCTGCACCGAACGCACCGTCTTGGTTCGGGAATATCGATTTACGGTTTACTTCAAGAATATCCTTTTTCAACTGATCCACTTGATCCTTTGTCGAATTTTTCACCGCTTCCTGTATGATACCTTTAATCATATCTGTGGTCATCGTTTCCACAGGCGGTACCACAGGAGCCGCAGGTACGGCAGGCGGATTGTCAAAAAACCTGAAGCATCGCATCAGGGCTGTAAGTATAAATAGTTTTAAAAACATACTATACCTTTCCTTTTAATTTGTTAATAACTTGTGTTAATTCTGTACTAACCGCTTCGTTGACAATTTTCTGCAAATCTTCTTTCTTGATTGCAAATCTTGTCACTTGCTGCGGCTGTGCTTTTTGTGTCGGTACCAGTCCGAGGACTGCTTGATGTAATGGGTTGACTGCCGGTGTTTTTATTTCAGGTACTATAACAGGTTCAACGGCTGGTGCGGCTTTTTCAGCAGCCGGTATGTCATAGTATCCTTTCTCTATTTGAGATTTTATTACATTCAATTCCTGATTATCGCTCTGGAAAGACACTGCAAAAGCTACAGCATGTGGTGTCATTAATTCGATAAGCTCTTTGAGTATCGCCTTTACCTGTCTTTCCGATCCGTCAGAAACACACAACTCATCCTGCATGGCAAACCACATTAACCGCATAGCTTCCCAGGGGAGTTCACGTTTTACTCTTTCGGCTATTGATTTAAGTTCTGTCTTGACTGTAAGCGCGTCTATGATTTCTTCTTTGGTGTATTCTTTCAATAACGCTTCAATCTCATCCTCGCCATAAAGCTCATACTTCAATTTATCAGGTTCAAACCCATAAGTAATAATCTCATTGGCCTGTTTAAGAACCTCATCTGCGGGCATACTCTTAATAACTTCAGCCCCGACGTTATCCGGTACACCAACCTGTGAGTATTCAAACAGATTCCATTTCGTGAACTCAATCCCACCGCCACTTCTGGGAGAACCTTCCCCGGTGAAACCGATTGACCAGTATGGCATAAATCCGTTCTTTGCTTTTTCATACAACCGCTGTCCGGTATTATCCGGCGGGTTTAACTTCGACCCGTCATAATACTGCGTCTTGACAAGTATACCTTTTACTCCCTTGTCATTCGTAGCTACCTTGATTGATAACGGTTTTGCAATCGGTTCATTACCGGTAATCAGGTCTTTACCATGTTGTTTGAGCACGACAGGTCTGCTATCAAGCTGCATACCGTCTGCGCGTACAATATCATGTGACCGGTCTTCCTGTTCCGTGCTGATAAAATGTTCAATGATGAGCTCTTTATCATCAAACGATTTTATAGACGATTCAAATATCTTGTGATTTACTGGCATATATTAAACTCCTTTTCTGTTTACGCTTCTGTATACCCCATATTACATCTGCAATTTATATTCTCACCAGGTAAACTACCGTTACCCGGTGCAATCATAGTATCTTGACCTACTTGAAAGTCCTCATTGACAGGTATCGGGTTATTTTCATCATACCGTTTACCGGCTTCTATGTGTGTATCCCTTGCGTCAACTTCATTAAGCCAAAACTTTCTCAACCGGTCATCAAGGCCGCTTTGCTTTATCGCTTCAATATCAGCCTGATTTGATGCGCTTACTGTTTCCGTCCGTGCAATAGTAAGCGCCCGATCCTGTTTGAACATTGTAAACTCATCCTTCAGGCGCTCCGCCATAGACGTTACCGATAACCCCTCCTGAAACCCCTCGCGCAAAACAGCAGATATTTTATCATGCGTTGTCTGCTCTATTTCCAGGGATGATACTCTTAACCGCCGGCCTAACCACTGGTGCACACTTTTATCATTAATATTAAAACTGATCGTTGAATTAAACTCATCAAGCCTTGTTTCAGCAACGTCAATGATGATGCTGGTCAGTATCGGTTTGAAATTTTTAGCCAGTTCCTGTGCCTCTTCTTCGACGTTTATATTAACATCAGTGAGCTTCGCCTTGTTATCCTTTAACCAAACCCGTCGTTTTTGCTTTGAGAAGCCCCCCAGAGCCCCGTTAATCGACTTCCAGTTATCTTCGAGTATAGATATGACTTCCTGCTCCTGCTGTCTAAAATGAGCTGTAATGACGTTTAAAACCATATCCTTGTTACGTTCAACCGACTTAACAAACATTTCAGATGCTTTACGTTTCTTTGCTTCAGTCCAGAAGCCCGCTTTTGCTTTAGTTTTAACCTCCGGTTCATCAATATCAACCGGTAATTGAGGCACATTCTGGGGAGGTTTCTCTTCACCCGGTTGTGATAACGAGAACGAGAGCCAGGGTTTATCACCCCATTCAACAGGTTCAAGCCCGTCGGCTTTCGCACGCTCTTCATTGATAGTCGTAAACCCTGATGATAGATTTTCTCTCCGCTCTTGTAAATCCAAATCCCTGTATGCGATGACAGGTATTTTAAAATCCAGCATTAAACCCTCATCATACCGGGGAAGCAGGTCTTTTTCAAAATACTCTTCGATCATCATACACCGAGGACGTATGCATTCTTCATAAAACTTTTTGTCCGTGACTTCGGCGGTTGACCTGTTCATCTCTTTGCGTAACCCGATAGTGTCCGGTGACATATTATACCCGGTAATCAGTCTGTCACTTGCGTATGTTGCAGCCTCGTTAATCATAATATCTTTGAGTGATGAACCAAGTTTATTATTGTCAAGTTTTAAACCACTATGCAGTACAAGAGGTTTTCCGGTATGCGTTGCACCTCCGTATTGGGTATTAATAAGGTTTTGTAAAGCAGTAACCTGATCCCCGACTAATTCCTGATCTGTCTCAAATACGTTCCCAAAGGTCGATTTATTTTTCAACATCGAATAAACAAACTGCAATAAAAAATTATCAATGTCATACGGGTACTTTTGAGCAAGTAATGGGGACTGTCCATAAATAGGACTTGACGGATTCGGGTAATGGATATACAGCATCTCATCACGTTCTATTGTAAGGTTGACAGACCCGTCTCTGTATGAAAAATTTTTAATGATAGTCTTTGGATCGGTATTGATTGACAATGTTGCACCTTCTGTTAAAGGAAACGCCCATAGCTCCCCAGGAAGACCAAGCGCCCCTTTTGGCATATATATTCCGCAATACCCTGCAAGTTCAAGGCGTATCATTATATTCATCCATAACGTCATACGTGTATCAATAGTATTCGGATGATTGAATAAGTCAAGTAACGGATGATCGAAAACCTGTATCTTTTCTATTTCGTTTTGTTTAAGATAGTACGCCTTTTCTCTGTGGTTGTTTATACTCTTTACCATTGCTTTTATCTGCAACCCGTTATTTACTTTTGATCCTTTTTGTTTGTAGTAATACAGTTCCGCCGGGATCGTCGCTACTGTCTTTGCAATCTTGTCAATACAAGTAAACACCCATGATGTATAACTATCGCATAGCTGTTTATAACTGATATTCTCTCCGGTTAAACTTGACGTATAAGATGAGTTAAAAAACGGCACTTCCGCTGTTGTAGTCTTTTTAATTGCTTTACGCCTAAATATCTTATCAAATAATTTCATGGGTGTAACGTTGCCTCCACATCACCTTGTACAATCGTACCGTGTATCCTGCCATTTGCATATACGGCAAGGGGCTGGAATGACCAGTGCCCTTCTTCATCAAGATCATTTATACTGGTAGTCACATAGTAAATTTTACTGTTTGGTATATCTTTCGTTGCCGCCCAGTATCCATACTCTCCTGAAGGTTTTTGGTATCGAATAAATACAGCAGTCGCGGTATCTATGGCAGACCCGCAGATCACTGATATTTTTTTACCGATATCGCCTTTATGTAATGACATATTAAAAAGTGTCCTGTTTTGTAATAGAGGACGTAAATATTTCTTCGTCAATATCAAGACCTGATATAAAAGAATCTTCTTTACTTATTGACGATATAAAAATCTCTTCTTCCAGTCCAAGGAACTCAACAATACCTGAAAGGGAACATCTTAATGCAGGGAACCTTGCTTGTATAGTCCCGATAATATCATTTAAAACAACTCCGTATACTTTACT